AGATGGCGTCGATGAGACCGCGAGGTCCACCGCCTTGGTCTTCCAACTCTTGGAAGCGGGGGCGACGGCCGTAGCGCAGCTCAATCATGTTGGGATCAAGCAGGTAGCCACGGCGAAGCTGGGTAGCTTCGTTCTGGTCCTTCGCGTTGAACAGCGAGGGCAACAGGCTGATCGTGCCGAAGTCGCCTTCAAAGGTATCCACCTTCGCAGTGATCTTCCGGGCCTCTGTGGGCTGGGTGAACGTGCGGATGGACAGCTCTTGGGCGCTGTCGGAACCAGTGGCGAAGCGGGTGAACTCGGTGAACTTACGCTTCAGCTCAGGTCCGCAAACCAAGACCATCGTGTTGATCTGACCCGTGACCGTGTAGATCGACTGGAGCATGCTCTGCACGTTGGCTTCGGTGAGCGAGGACATGGCGGTTGCGTTGAGGCTGGCAGCGGGCGTCCGATAGGCGGCGGGAACAGGGAGGTCGGTCTGAGCCGAATCCGTGATCCATTTGCCGAGGCCGCGAGTCTTGAACGGCGTAGCGCCGCTCTGCTCTTGGCTGTCGTTGTCGGATGCGATTGCGGACTCAATGTCCCTGGCCATTTCGACCAACGAGCGAGAAACGCCACGGGCCATTTCCTTTTTCTTACCAACGCCGGCGACGTTATCGACGTTCTGGGCAAAGTCATCGACCTTGATGGAACGGCGGAACTTCTGGGCGCGGCCGGAAAGGAGGGCGCGGTTAGCGGCCGGATCAGCGAAAGTGCTGACATCGGCGTTGGTGAGGACGCCGTCGAACGACGGGTCGTTGTAGCTGTCGGCCTGCCAAGAGAAGACCGAACCATTGGTTAGGTCTGCACCCTTCTTGGCCATGGAGCTAATGGGGGTATTTTTGGCGTCAACAACGCTAATTACGTCAGCGAGGTCTTCCCTCAGGCCGACGGCGGGATGTACAAGTCCTTGACTCATAGTAGTTTATAGTGTTTCTAAGTAGTGATTGCGGGTTTAGAGCAGTCCTTCGGAGACGAATGCTTCAATGGCTTCCATTGAAACATCTCCAGACAGGATGCGGTTTTTTGCAGCGGAGCTGCCTTTGGTGGCAGACTTAGACGTGCTGACCGGCTTCACAGCGGATGGGGTTTTAGATTCTGACTTCTTTGACGAAACCTTCTTCTCGGCGGCGGCTTTGGCTTGCTTGGCCTTTTGCGAGGCCATGAGGGCTTGCTCTCCGTAGAGGGCGAGGCCGATCCAGTATTCATGCTGCGGGATGCGCAACAGTTCTGGGGCCGACTTGACCGTGGCCTGGTAGGCTTTATTGAGGTCCGTGCCGGATTTGAAGAGGTCGGGGAAGATGTTCTTCGCCGCCTCGACGGCAGGGGCTCTTTGCGAGAGCCAAGCCCTACGCGCTGGCGCATGCACGGTGAGGATGTCATCGGCTTTGATGAGGTAATCTTTCACCTCGTCGCCGCTGATGAACTGCTCCGAACCATCCGGCTTCTTGATCGTGGTGCCGTCGCTATTCTGCAAGGCCCAGCGTCTTACGGCTTGGGCGTTCTGCACGCGCTGCTCCAAGACTTCCTCACCATCAACGTCGGCCAACGGATTGTCGGCGGACGGGGAGAGGATGGGGCGGCTGGTCTGGTTGAGCTGGGCTTCTAGATCCGCCTTGGCGGCTTTTAGTTGCTCCAGTTCAGCCGAGACGGCGGTGGCCCTTTCTTCGGACTCACGCTGCTTAGCGACCAACTTGTCGATCCGCTTCTGAACCTTGTCCTTCGGGGCCTCGGCGCCGGCTTCTGTATCGGCCGGCTCGTCCTCCTCGCTGTCCTCGGGTTCAGTGACGGGATCTTCACTCGGATCTTCGGATTTCTCCTCGGACTCCTCAGTTTCGTCAGTGTTGTCAGAGATCGTTTCCTCAGACTCCGTTTCGTCCTCGGGCTCGGGGGCCGGTGCGGGCGTCATGCCCAGATCGGCCAAAGCCATAGAAACTACATCAACGTCGTCTGCTTTCGCTGCGACCGTGTCGGTCGTCGTGTCTGTCGCCATAAGGAAAAACCCCTCAAGTGGTGCGCCAGCGCTTTATGGGGAACGGCGCGCAGGACCGCTGAACGAGGCATGAAGCCTCACTTCCGCTTACTAATAGCACACAACAGCACACACAGCAAGCGAAATGTTTTACAATGTAAATACATTCGCTATTCGCGCATGCAGAATGACACGTTCTATGTGTCTATGCGCAAATGTTCTGGAGGGACATTTGGCGGGAATGGCGTAACTGCGGCTAGTTCACGCCGGTGTGAAGTCCTAGCGATAGTATCGTTTGATGATACCAACTGGCAGAATGCGACAGGTAGCTACACAAATCATTGAGCGGCGCGTCAGAATTTGTGCAGTTCGTAAGACGTTACCGGGCGGTAATGTCGCCTATACCCGACATGGTATAAAGCGGGCGGGCGAGCGGCTTTTTATACCCGAGCGGGAACGCTCTGGCGGTCACAGGCCGCCGCTACAAGTGCAGCCGCAAGAGCTTTTGGGCGGTGAAGAAGCCGGCGGTGAAGATCATAAGCACTATGCAGGGCCAAGCGAACTTGTCGAATCGGTCGAACTGCGACCAGTTTTGCCAAGTGAGCCAAGGGAATAGGACCGCGACTGGGGCCAAGATGCACAGGCCGAAGATCAAGACTGCGGTGTTCATGGGTTTAGCGTAGTTGCCAACGCCATCTTAGCAAGTCGGCCATTGGCACAAATTGCGGTCCCTGCAACAGTCGCGCGGGTGAGGCTTTGTGGCAAAGCGTCCACCCTTACGCATCATTGGTGATGCTTTGCAGTAATTCGCCACAGTTGACGACTTAAGACAACTTGCTCGCCTCGGCGCGGCGCTGCTCAAGGTCGTCCCAGAGTTCTTGGAGGGCGTTGAGCTGGCCGGCTGCATGGGCCAGAAAGCCGGGGTCTTTGGCGGTGGCCATGTTGCTGACCAGCAGCGAGGCGTCGGCAATGCGGTCCTGGATGGCCAGCATAATAGCGAGGGCGCCGGCGGGCGCTTGCTCGCGGGAGAAGGCTAGGGCGGCGGACGTGTCGAAATCTTCGGGGTTTTTATACATGTCCATGACGACATGTTTAGGGCGTGTGCTAATTGTGAGGTGCATAGTGTTTGGTTAGTAGTTCAAGTGTGGATTGAGCTATTGCGCAATTCGCATGAAGTAGAGCAGCTTGTCCGCGCTGATGACGTGCGGGGCACAGTCCATGCAGCAGGGGCCGAGCTGCGGGTCGCGGAGCCAGTTGACGGTGAGGGGCTTCTCGCAGACCTGGCATAGCGGGTGGCCGCCGGGCGCGACCTTCCAGTTGTCTGGTGGCGGCGGTTGGTTTCGGGCGAGGGTGGTCATCGCTTTCCCCCAAAGAACGTGGTGAAGAGATCGGCACCGGCTTGGGGCATGGCTTGCGATGACTTGTAGCCAGCATTCCAACCGGCTTCGTAGACCGCGTCGAAGAACTTGCGGACGCTGGCCGTGGTGAAATGCGGGTTGTCCAGCAGGCGTGGATTCTTGCGCGTCATTTCACTCCAGACGTATTCTTTCGTGCTCACCACTTAACCTTATCGGCCCAATACGCGGCGCTGCCCTTGCCCTTGGCAATGTTCTTGGCGTGTCTCGCCTTGAATGACTTGTTGCGCGGGCTGCCGGCCGGCGAGCCCTTGACGCCTTGTTGGCCGAAGCGGATTAGTTTGCCGCCGACCGGCAGGGCATCACCGCAGGCTTTGACAACGTGGGACTTGGTTGGGTGGCTGGGCGTGCGCTTGGGTTTGTTGCACGCCATCTTGGCTTTGTCGGTTTTCATAAATCAGTAACTCCCGCCTCCACGCGCCATGAGGATGTCGCCCTCGACGTTGTTGACGCCGGAAAGGCACAAGTAGCGAACCAGATCAGGGAAGTCTTTTGAGCTACCCTTGGCCCCGTCTTGGCCTGTCCATTCCTTGAGGCAGTATATGACATTCTTGCACTTCTCGCTGATGTAGAGCTTGGGCTGGTTGAGCGCGCTGATCGGCTTGTCGCGGTCGTAGTGCAGCCAGGAGTTAATCATCTGCACGCCTTCATCAATCGTGTCGCCGGGGGTGGCTGTGAAGTCCATGCCTAGTTCGCTCATCTCCTCGATCAACGTGGTCGGGCGTTCCTTGGCCAAGGTCTGCGCGTTGCCGTAGCGGCTGTCCATCCACCGCTCAAATATCTTCTCGCCGTTCTCTACGTTGCGGATCTCTTCGACATAGCGGGAAAGACCAAAGCCGAAGTCCTTCTGCGCGGGGCCTTGGCGACCATCGGCCTTCTTGCCATCCGGCTCGGCCCACATGCCGGGGTAGCCGACGCCTTCAACATACTCGTCGGGACAAGGCCACTCGCGGTAGATGAAGCAGCGGTTGGCTGAGTCAAAGATGGCCCAGATCATGGCCCAGTTGCGGCCAGAGCAGGGGTCGATGAATTGGTAGCGGGTGCCGGTGGTCGGAATCCAGTCGTGCTTGATGACGTGGATGCGGTCGTTGAAGAGGGGGAAGCGGTTGTTGATTGACCGCGTCGGGACGCCATAGGCACGGCAGAGGATCTTCTCCTTGGTCTCGTTGCGTAGCTCGGTCTGCATGCGCTCCCAGCCGGCCCAAGGGTTGTCCTTGGTGTGAAAGTAAATGATCGGGCGGTCCTTGCGGCCAAGCTGGACAACCGGCACTTGGTCATAGCCGGTGAGGATCTTCTCGCCCTTGTCATCCTTGAACTTGGGCAGCAACTCGGCGTCAACCGCTTCCACCGTGCGGGCGCCGGTGAGGTAGTCTTTGACCGTGGGGCTGTAGCCCTCGATAGGGGTGAACGTAACGATGAGGACGCCGTTGCGGTCGAGCAGCCGGAAGCGCAGGGTTTCCAGAAAGTCGATGGGCACCAACTCATCGCACCATGCGATGTCAATTTCCCCGCCTTCAATGGTGGAAATGTCCTGAGAGTAATTGCGAAAAACACACTGGCTGCCATTGGGGGCGACCAGCTTGGATTCTGTGAAACCGCCTTTCACCGAGAAGGTTATATTGGTCACGGTTCCCTTCCGCGCCGTGCGCCATTCGCTGGGGAGATACTTGAAGAGGCGGGGCTGCTGCATCTCGACGCTGTTGGGCGCGGTGGTCTGGAAGCACCAGGCGATGGACTGCTTCTTCTCCCAAAGCCGGCGGACCACTTCACTCGCGGCCCATTCTGTCTTGCCCGAGCGGTTGCCGCCCATGACAAGCAGTTCCCGGTGGGTCTCCAAGAGTTCGCTCGCCTTCTTCCAGTTCTTCGGTCGGTAGCCGTAGCGGAAGGGGTCAACCTTCTCTTTAAGGATCAGCTCCTCCCGCTTCATCATTAGCTCCCATCCCTTCTCGGGGCCCATGGCGAGCAGCGTCTCCTTGGGCGGGAGCTTCATCACCGGATGAGCAGTCGGCGTGAAGCGGCTGGCGGCGGACTTGGGTTTGGCGCTCATTGCAAAAAGGTGGTGGCAGCACCCCCAAGTGCCGCCACCGCGCATTGGCAGGCGGCCCCAGACGCCGCGTTTCCCCACTTAGGAACGAAGCCGTTTGGCGCCTGTTCTCCTTTGCGCAAAGTGTTCATTGGTCTGCGAGGCTCACCCACGTCACACAGTCCAGCGGGCAGAAGTAAAACTCCTGCGTGTAATTCTGGTAGCGGCTGTCGGTGCGCTTCTCTACTACCCAGCGGGCGCGGCTCTCGGCTTTGACGATGGCGGCATGGGTCTTGGCCTTGTTTAGAATGATCCAGGCATACGGCTTCGGGCGCGCGAGGTCGTAGCTGTGGCGGGAGCAGACGATGAACTTGTCGCCGTGCGGCCAGTCGGCGGCGCCGGTGAAGTCGATGCCGCGCTTCTTGACCTCAATGCGCTGCTGCAAATAAAGGTCGCCGGAATCCGCGTGCTGCTTCCATTCGCCGTGTGTCTTGCTCTTGCTGGTCGGCGTGACCACGACATGATGACCCTTGTTTTGCAGCCAGCGGGCCGCACACCAGACGGCATCGTGCGAGGCGTCCAGATGCTTGAGGAAGGTCAAGTGGTCTGCGTGGTCGGTGTCAGTCATTGTGGCGGGTGAGTCAAAAAGCAGGGGGTGGAATCGCCGACCCATGCGCCGATCTGGTTAAACGAGAAATATTCTTCGGCCTCTTCCTCCGTCATGCCCTGCGCCACGAGTGAGGCGATGACCTTCTGGCGGTCGTAGCAAACGATGGGATCGTCCGTGAACCGCTCGACAATGCCGGCAATGCAATCGTCGAATCCGTCCATGACGGTTATTTTGTATTCCTGCTCGTCAGCAAGTTGGTCTAGCCATTCGCGTGGTGTCATGTGTCCGGTTGTGTTCTATTTAGGCGTCAGAAAATTCCTCAATATCCAAGGTCGGATTCGGCGCCGAAACGATCTGGTCGATGCGGGCGGTGAACCATTCGCCGTTGTCCTCGCGGATGAGGGTGACGTAGTCGTTCTCGCCGCCGCCGTTCTTGCAGTAGAGCAACGTGCGGCAGGCAACGTCCTTGCCTTTGACGTAGACACGCTCGCGGTCCGGGAAGAAGGAGATCATATCAAAAGAGAGACAGGGCCACCGGCATTTCAGTGCCCAGACGCACATTGGAGCCGGTGATGGTTAGCGTTCCCTGCCAGTGGCCTCCTACACCGGCAACTAAAGCCGGTTCAGAGACATTGTTTTGCCGGGCACGGTGCGGCCGCACCTTTTCAGCGCACGGGTTGCCAAGGTTGTGGTCGGCGCGCGATGATTGTAGCTCTTCGCATGGCTTTAAGCGGCGACCTCCCGACCTCGATGTGGCGCCGACCGGGATTCCCAGTCCAAAACGCTCATCCGTATATTTACGCTGCCCAGTCAAAGTATGGGCGACAGGCCCCGCTTTTATTGCGGTTACGGGGCAGGCGGTTATGTGACTATCGGGGCGAGTGCCTCCTGACGCCGCAATACCTTTGACTGTCGCTTTGAAATTCATTTGCGCGCTTTCTTGGCGGCGGCCATCTCAGCGCAGAGCGCCTGCGCCTTGGCGCTGGCCGCCTCGGAAACCAGCAGCTTTCGCTCGGCTTTGAGTGCGGCGATTTTCTTGTCGATGGCTTCAATAGCTGGGGATGTAATTCTTAGGTGCGTCATAAGGTCAGGGGCGAACGGTAAGGTTCCACAAGCCGGTCTGCGCGATGGCGTATCCAAACCAGATGATTCCGTTCCAGAAGTTGTGCTGGATGAGGGCTTGGTCGATGGCCACGGCGAAATAGATGAGGCCGACGAGGGCGATGAGGATGGCGCTGGTCATTTGTTCCATCCCTCTTTGAGATGGCCGAAGTCCCGGCATTCCGTAACCTCAACGCCGCCGGTGCCGCAGACGCCGCACTCGCCGATGTGCCAGGTTGCGCCGTAGGGATTGCCCTCGGGGCGCTTGCCGTGCAGCCGGCCGCACTCGTCGCATATCCAATCCGGATATGGCTTGCGGAAGATGCGGTCGTAGTTGCGGCGATAAAGGTCGCCATTCACCGCACGCGGGGTATCGCCTTTGCCTGCGCTCATTCGTCGTAGAGGTTAAGGCCGTGGTCTTCCAGCAGCCGGAAAAGCTCTTCGCGGAACTTCTCTAAGGCGGCGTTGGTTTCCGGTGTGAGGTCGTCGTCGTATTTCAACGTGCTGCGGAGCTTGTCAGCGATGTCACTGACAACAGACCTCCACTTCCACCCGTCAAGAGCCCGGCGGTGCTCGGACTGGTCTTCGGGCAGGTTGAACTTTAAGACGGCTTTCATGCTATCGGCGGGTCTTGGCGGTCTTCGCTGATTGCTTGAATGCCTTCGCGGTCGGTGCGCCGGCTGATCCCGGCTTGCGCATGCGTTCACCGCTTCCGGCGGCGATGCGGGCCTGCTTGGCGTTGATGTTTGCGTATAGTCCTTTTTTCATGGTTGGGTTTTGGGTTTCTTGTTGAGGCGAAGCATTGCTTCGCGGAAGAGGTATTGAATGAGATAGGCGCCGGTCTCCTCGTCGCTGCTGGTGATGT